GCCGCGTCGACCCTGAGGGTTTCTGAGGCGTTTGGAGCAGAGGTGTGGAATGCCGGCACCATTAGGGTGACGTCATATGTGATCCAAACCTCGCCATATTGCTTGGTTCCTGATGTTGCCTCAGTGTCGGTAACTGCCAGAAAAGCAGTGCCCACATCGTAGAGCTTGAGGTTCTCATTAATTGTTTCACGCGTTTGGTGGCGCACGAACAAATGATCGTCGTAGCTCAGCTCCTTGCGATCCAAGGTCATGGATGTGTTCATCCATACCGCGGATCGACTGGCTCCCATACTGTTAAGCATATTGCTCTTGGAGATGGGCGCGGGATCATTGGGATCGTAATCTACCTGCATTAGTACAGCTCCGGTTTCTGTGGTGCTCACAAAGGGCTCGTAGCTGATTGTCATGGAGTGCACACAGTATCGTTCGTATCCATTGGCTATCTTTGACAACCATGGGAACGTTTTCGTGTCACCCACATTCACGCCCAGCGCGAGCAAGCCAGAATCGAAGGAATGCTCTGATGTGATGTTTTGTATAAATTCGCGGTGTCTGACTCGAGTAGAGCCAGCACCTGCTGGTGTCATCTGGGGCCTCCCCCCAGATGTTCTCAGTCCGTTAGCGATCGGTGCGCTTACTCGCTGAGAATTTGGTCCTGAACGGTTATTTCTGTTTCTATTATTTCTGGAATTAGTAAGGCGGTAAGTTTAATGTTCTGAGACACCTTAATCTGCAGAACACGAGCGCCCACCAGACCATTTCTTCTGGGATCGTCTCCGATCCTTAAGCGGGCATTGATCTGGCATCCTGGGGTAAATACCCCTCCCACTCTGACCTCCAAAGCGTTCCTTTCAATCTAAGGACGCATTGATAATAAAAGTTCCGTAATCAATGGAGGTGGAGTCTAACTCAGTTGCGCGAATCAGCGTACTGACCATACGTCTTCCAGTTTGGCACGTGGTTTTAGTGCAAATCTTTCCGTGGTTTCTGTTCAGGTGGAACGAGACTAAGAATGGAATGTAATGTTCGTGTCGGATTTAATATTGGTTTTGAATGGATTGGACACGGCAGGTTGTCGTAGTACTGTTCCACCGTAATTTGTTCAGATGGGCTGATATCGAAGGCGAAATAAAAACTGATTCGCTCATCCCAGGTTGGACTTCTAGTTTTAATGTCCACACCGTCTATCAACTCCTGTCTAAACTTGTAGTAAATATCACCGTATTCTGGAATCCATGGTGTCGCTCCACGCCCTAACCACTTGTAGAACGACTGGAAAACGGGCAAGCCTGCTGAACAAGCTATACCACACCCTGCGATTGCTCCAACCTGTTTTCTATAGACCTTCTTGCTACGCATGTTCTTTGTAGTAACGAGGTCAGAATACAACCGCTTTGATGGTCTAGGAACTAGCCTATACCCATCTTTCCCATACTTCACTGGCCTTGACTGACAGAATTCTATTTCTTCGAGTGTTCTGTAAATTCCATCATACTCCATGGTGATCCCCATCTCCATAAACCAATCCTTGAGCCCTTTCTGAAATTGGCCCAAATTCCTCCTATCCATAATGATAACACAATCATCCCCATCATTTAATAGCTTGACTTGTCTCAGTAAGCCTCGTTGTTCGAAATAGGCAAACATGAGACTGCACATGATAATAACGTTGCCGAGGCTGGTGTTCATATCACCTGACATGCGACACCCAGAAACGGTGTACCGCAATTTACCATCAACCCCATGGTAAGTTCCTCGGTTCTTGAGCTGGTTTGCTAATAACGTACGCAGATTGGGTAGTCCTTCTCCGTGTCCTGTGGACCACATGTGGTAGATAGCGTGCTCATGCTGTAGTAACATCGTGTTGATGTGTTGGTCGAATCTACTAGCATCCAATCCCACTGCGACGGGATCGGCAAAATTATTCCACATATTCGCAATTACGTTACCGCGCTCGATCATGTTCATTCCTTTAGCTACCGTGCGATGCTCTTTCGATGGGTCGAAAATCTCGTCTATAGCTCCGAATATCTTATGCTCCAAATGTTTTATGTATCTACCCAACTTGACATTGAATCTTGGACTGCGAGGCTGGATGGCGCGTGGTGCTCCGCCTGGTTTGCGGTACTCATCCTTTGTAAAAACCTTCACTCGACAATCAACTTTCCCAAGGGGTCGCTCCTTGAGACTTTCAACCGCAGCTTCATAGACTTTGCGTTTGGCCCCACCATAAAAGGATACGAATTCTTCGTCACTTATTGGGCTGACCTTGCCAGAGTCGTTTGATAGCTCTCTCATCTTCCGGTTGAAGGTTGAGAATCTGTCCTGTATTTTCCGTTGACTTGCTAGTATAGGGTTTTCATCATGTTTAACGGACTCATGATGCCAGGGTTTTGGTGCTCTCTGGAACCCTCCATTACCATCTTTAACGAAGAAAACTCGCTCTAAGACAGCATGGGATACAGAATCAATGTCATTGTTGGGAATGTCCCAATCGGGGCCACTATCTCCTTGCACCCGATAGTAGCGTCGGGGCTCCTTAGCCCCCACCTGCCTGGTTCTGCGAACTTGGAATTTCT